AACAAAGTCTCAGGAAGAAATGAATGACGCAATCGTCATGCTTAACAAGGACTTTCCTGAGTATATAAAATCCCTTAAGGAGGCAGATTTAAACCTTAAAGATGTAATAGAAGGTAATAAAGAAGCCGAAAAAGTAACTGCGTCTTTCAGAAAAGAAATAATTCGCATAGCGATGGCTCGTCAGGCGCAAATAAAAATAGAAGAAGAAGCTGCTAAAATACTTGAGATTCGAGTAGAGAGAGAAGCTGAGGCGAGAGACAAGGGATATGAAAGTTTAGCTGCTGCTCAAGAAAGATTTAACGAACTTGATATAAAAAAGAACGACAGGACTATTTCTTATAAGGAAAAAGCAGAGAGAAAGAGGCTTGAGAATATTCTAACAAGAAATCAAGACGAGATTGATGACGGTCAGAGAAGGATAGACACTCTTATTAAGTTCACGGATATTCAAGTTGAGCAAGATAAAAAAGGTAGTCGCTCAAGAAAAAGACGCGCAAGGATATTCAAAGAAGCTGACCTTGACTATGAAAAAGAACTGATTGCATCTCAAGAGAGAATAAAAAAGTTAGAGACAACTAACGAAAAAGACTTGCTTCTTATTCAAATGGACGGAATGGCTGAAAGAGCTAATCTAAAGCAAAAGGAGTTTGAAGAAGACCAAGCAAGAAGGTTAAGAGACTTTTTGTTAAGTGATGCTACATTAAAAGAAAAAGAGGAAGCTGAAAGAAGATACAATAATTCTATCGCCACCTCAAGAAAGAGCTTGAATGACTACTTAATTCAGTTAGATAAAGAATATTTAGCTAAGTTAGACGATTTAGAATCTACAAGGGAGTTAGAGGATTTAGCTGGATTCGGTAGAGCATTACAAGATTTTAATACAGAAAGATTAAAGTTCCAAGAGGAATATCTAAAAAGCTACACCGATTCTGAAATAGATAGAGTAGAGGTCGCCAAACTTATTGAACAAGATAGATTCAATAACGAGATGGCTAATCTTAATGCGCAAAGAGACGCAAAGATAGCTATAGGGGAATCTACGCTGGCTATTGACCAAGAGATATTGAATGCGGAAAAAGCAAATTCAGAAGCAAAAATAGCACTTTCAGAACAAGAGAGAGATGCTAAAATAGCCATCGCAAATCAAGTTGGTAATGCTATTGTTGCTGTGGCTGGAGAGGGTTCTACTGTCGGTAAGGCTGCCTCTATTGCTATGGCTATAATGAACACCAAAGAAGCGTTTACAGCAGCGTTAGGCGCAAAACCATACGGACCTTGGAATATAGCTCAAGCTGCTGCTGTACTTGCTATGGGTATGAAGCAAGTTAAGGATATTATGGCGACAAAGATTCCTGGCAAAGAGCCGTCCACAGGGGGTGGCGGAGGAACAATAATTGAAGCTCCAGATTTCAATATTGTTGGTGCGTCTCAGCAATCACAACTCGCCCAAGCTGTATCTACAGCACAGCAACAGCCAGTAAAAGCGTTTGTAGTAGGTAAAGACATATCTACACAACAAGAACTCGATAGAAACATAACAAATACCGCATCATTCGGTTAATTTAATACTATGAGAATTATAGAACTTTTTATAGATGAAGAAGGATTGTTGTCTGGCATAGATGCCATCTCAATCGTAGAAAAACCAGCGATAGAAGAAAACTTTATCGCCCTATCAGAAGAAAAACAAGTACAACTCGCAGAAGTAGATAAAGAAAAGAAGATTCTCATGGGTGCAGCACTTATACCCAACAAGAACATCTACAGACGTAATGGCGAGGATGAGTACTATATATACTTCTCTGAAGATACTGTAAGGAGAGCTGCCGAGTTATTTTTAATGCAGGGGAATCAAAATAGAAGCACTTTAGAGCATCAGGCAGAGCTTCACGGCTTGTCTGTGGTAGAATCGTGGATTGTAGAGGATGAAACGCACGACAAGAGCCGTAAATACGGTTTAAATATGCCTATAGGTACTTGGATGGTTTCCATGAAGGTAAACAATGACGAAGTTTGGGAGGATTACGTAAAATCAGGTAAGGTAAAAGGGTTTTCAATAGAGGGTTACTTTACAGATAAGGTCGCCATGTCTCAAATTGAGGAACTTGAGGATGAAAGCGAAGCAAAACAGATACTTTTAGAGGTCGCAAACATCATTTTAGGCGACAAATACGAGCTTGCAACGTATGGCGACTATGGAAGCGGTGTTAGAAACAATGCAAAACGTGGAATTGAGCTAAATAAGAAGGTAAATAACAAGTGTGCCACCTCTGTGGGGAAAATTCGAGCACAACAGCTCAGTAGAGGTGAAAAACTCAGTGTATCCACGATAAAGAGGATGTATTCTTACTTATCAAGAGCCGCAGAATACTACGACCCAAGCGATTCTAAGGCTTGCGGCACAATTTCATACCTTTTATGGGGTGGAAAGGCAGGTTTGGCTTGGAGTAGGTCAAAATTGCGTGAATTAGGCGAATTAGAGCTTAATTGCGACTGTCAAGAGCTATCTGAGGAGGTAGAGCTTGGATTGTACGATAAAACGTATAAGGATTACCCTGAAGCAGCCAGAAAGAACGCCAGACAGGCATTGGCTTATTACGATAGCAATAAACCACGATGCGGAACACCTCAAGCATGGCAGTTTGCCAAACTATTGGCTGACGGAAAGCCTTTATCTCGTTGTTTAATATCTGAAATGGCATCTTACAATAGATTTGAGAAGAAAAAGAACGAACCATACAATAAAGGTTGCGGAGGATTACTTTGGGATGCTTGGGGAGGCGAAGAAGGGATTCGATGGGCTGAAAATAAACTTGATGAGATAAATTCTCAGGAATCTAAATTAGACTAAATGAACAAATCATTTGAAACACCAAGCAGAACATCGCCACGCAATTCAAGAAGGGGATGTCTGTGTAAAGACGGTAAAAGATACTCAAGAAAGTGCTGTGATGGCACTTTAAGGGCGCAGGGCATAGGAAAAATCTAACAAGAATATTTTTATTTATTATTATTATATACTTTAAAGTTAAACTATTATTATGGAAGGTAAAGCAACTGCTATTCTAAAAGACATTATGCAAAAACTTTCTATGATTAACGCTGAAGAAGCAAAAGAAGTAGTGGATAACGTAGATGTTATTGCTGAGGAAGTTGCTGCTGATGTCGAGGTCAAGGAAGAAATTGAGTTGTCTGAGGAATTAAACGAAGTAGCGGAAGAAGCTACTGAACTTGCTGAAGATTCTACTGAGGAAACCACAGACGAAGTTTCCGAAGAACTTGCTGAGGAAGAAGTAGAAGATGAGGCTGAAGTCGAAGAAATGGAAGATGATAAGTACATTTCTCGTGAAGAATTTGATGCTAAAATCTCTGAACTTATGGATTTGATTGAATCTGCAAAAGGAGATATGGCAAAAGAAAAAGAATCTTATGAAGCTGAAAAAGCTGAATTGAGTGCGCAAATCGAAAAGCTGTCTGCTGAGCCAGCAGTTGAGCCAATCAATCATGCGCCCAATCAAAAGGAAGAACAAAAGGCAATGGTACGCTTTGCGCAGAATCGCCCAAGTTCAACAATTAACCGAGTATTTTCTAAATTAATCTAAACAAAATGAGTAATCACAATGTAAACTTGACTGGCTCTGTTGCCAGTATCACTTCAACCTACGCTGGTGAGTTTGCTGGGAAGTATATCTCTGCTGCTCTATTAAGCGGTAAAACTTTGGCTGATGGTGCAATCACCATTAAGCCTAATGTTAAATTCAAAGAAGTTGTAAAGAAAGTTGCTTCTACTGGCATTGTTGCTGACGGAAGCTGCGACTTTACAGAAACTTCTAACGCCTTGACCTTGACTGAGCGCATCCTTCAGCCTGAGGAGTTCCAAGTAAACCTTGAGCTTTGTAAGAAGGATTTCCGTAGCGATTGGGAAGCTGTTCAAATGGGCTACTCTGCCTTTGATGAACTACCTTCTTCTTTCTCTGACTTCTTGTTAGGTCATGTTGCTGCTAAAGTAGCTGAGAAAACCGAGCAAAACATCTGGGGTGGTGTAAACGCCAACGCTGGAGAATTTGATGGTTTGACTGTACTTATGGCTGCTGACGCTGATGTAAATGACGCTGCTAACGGTTCTGAAACTTCTTATAGTTCAAGCAACATCGTAACTTTGCTTGGAAATGTAGTTGATGCAATTCCTGCTGCTGTTTACGGAAAAGAAGATTTGACCATCTATGTACCTACTATTGCTCTCCAGTCTTATGTTCGTGCTTTAGGCGGATTTGCTTCTGGTGGACAAGGTGCTGCTGGTTATGATGCAAAAGGACAACAATGGTACAATATGGGTAATGCACTTTCTTTTGAAGGTATCAAAATTCAACATGCGCCTGGTATGCCTTCTGACCACATCGTAGCTGGTGAGGCTTCTAACATCTACTTTGGTACTGGACTATTGTCTGACCATAACGAAGTTAAGGTACTTGACATGGCTGACCTTGATGGTAGCCAAAACGTAAGAGTAATTATGAGATTTACTGCTGGTGTACAATACGGCATCGGTAGCGACCTTGTATTGCAAACTCTTGCTTAATAAATAAATTGTCTAATATGGGGGTGCTAAACCCACCCCCTTTTTAATACTTATAATATGGCTTGTGATTTAACTGGAGGAAGACTAAGACCTTGTAAGGATGCCGTAGGCGGTATTAAGAAGGTACACTTTGTTGACTTTGGTGATTTAGGAACTCTTACCTATGGTAGTGCAGATGAAATCACCGATATGACAGGTACTTTTTCTTATCATACCTATGATGTCAAAGGTAATTCTTCTCTTGAAACAAATATTACTTCTTCTATGGAGAATGGAACGACATTCTTTGAGCAAGTTGTAAATTTAACACTATTCAAGCTAACTAAAGAGGATAACAAAGAACTTAAACTCATGGCGTATGGTCGCCCTCATGTTATAGTTCAAACATTTGATGATAAATTCCTTTTAGTTGGTGCTGATAATGGTGCTGATGTTACTGCTGGTACTGCTGTTACTGGTACTGCTATGGGTGATTTGAATGGTTATACACTTACACTTACCGCAAACGAAATCCGTATGCCTTCATTTGTTGATGGCGGTACTGATTCAAACCCATTTGCGGGTATGACAAGTGCTACTGCTACTGAATCTACTCAGAGAGACCCTTCATAAATTCAATAGGGGTATGAATTTAATAGGGGAGGCTAACGCTTCCCCTTTTTTTATGCCATGCAAACAAAAAGCTGAATATTTGTTACTTTGATATGCACATATTGACTACATCAACGAATCCTCAAGTGATTAAGATTACGCCTCGATATGACGTAGCTTCGCCTACACTTGTATTGACTGATAAAAGTAGAAACACAACATCAACTATTTCCGTTTCTAAGATAGCATCAACTCCATTCATGCAGTTATCTGGTTCTTTTCAGCTTGTTGAGAACAGAATGTATTCATTTGAAGTGAAAGACGGTACTGATGTTGTTTATAAGGGTCTTATATTCTGTACAGACCAATCTGATTACAGCAAATATGACACATCTGAAGGCGAATATACAGTAGAGGATTCATTCAACAATGAGTTCCACTTTATAGGTGAAACTGCGGGTGGTGGCGGAGGAACTGGTGTATCTATATGTTATAATACAGACGAAATGGATGCCGCAGATAGTATATTTCAAGCAGTAGATTTGTATTGCGTTACTGTTGATGGCGAAACCTATGATGATTGGTACGTTCCATCTAAAGATGATTTAACCCAAATATCAACAAACTTAACCCTTATACAAATTGGGCTTAGAGCCAATACTGGCTATCAAGACATAGAGCAAGGTGGTGTTGTTAATGGATTTATAAAATTAAAACAATACTTCGCCTCTACTGAAGCTAACGCAGCAGAGGCTTGGATATTAGCCCTACCAAAGACAAGTGGCTCTGGTATTGGAACAGACCTTAAGCAACCAATAGAAACGGTATTAAACTATTTAACTGAATTTAGACCCGTTAGATTTGCCACATCTGCTGGTGCATTAGAAGCTGGTGAGAAATATGGAGGAGGTATTGTTGGCGGAACTACAACAGTTGATGGTGTTAGTGGTTACTTAATTGTATCTCCGACAAGAGTATCTGGAACAAGAGATTGGAGTAATCTCGGCAACACCGTAACTGGCGCAACAGATAATACTGACGGAAAAGCCAATACAGACACCGTATTAGCATTAGAAAACGCATAATTATGAGCAATAAAGCAATAAAATACGCCAAGAACCGCCCACTTCCACAAGTGAAAGATGGCAAGATACATATCGTAAATCTTGGCTCATATTCAAGACCTGATATAAAAGAATATCGTAATCAGGATTGGATTTCTTATGGCGATGACAACAATTACTTTGAGTATCTGATAGACAGATATAATGGGTCGCCAACAAACAATGCTGCGATAAATGGTATTGCAGAAATGATTTACGGAAAGGGCTTAGACGCTACTGATAGCGAAAGCAAAGCGTCTGAGTACGCTGAAATGAAAGAGCTACTCCGTAAGGATTGTATGAAGAAGATATGCTATGACTATAAGATGATGGGTCAAGCTGCGCTTCAGATTATTTACACTAAAGACAGAAAAAAGATTGCTCGTGTTGAACACATGCCTGTTGAAACACTTAGAGCAGAAAAATGCAATGATAAAGGTGAAATAGAAGGTTATTATTACAGTTCTGATTGGGCGAATGTAAACAACAGAACAAACCTAAAGAGAATACCTGCATTTGGTTTCTCTAATGCGCCACTTGAGATTCTGTATATCAAGCCTTATCGAGCTGGATTTAAGTATTATTCGCCAGTAGATTATCAGGGTGGATTACAATATGCAGAGCTTGAAGAAGAAATCGCAAACTACCACATCAATAACATACAGAACGGTCTTGCACCAAGTATGCTTATTAACTTCAACAACGGTGTTCCACCAGAAGAACAGCGTGAAGCGATTGAAAGAAGTATTGTGCAGAAATTTAGCGGCACTTCTAATGCTGGGCGATTTATTTTAGCGTTTAACGATAGCAAAGAACTTGCTGCCACGATTGAGCCAGTTATACTATCTGACGCTCACCAGCAGTATCAGTTCTTGTCCGATGAATCTATGCGTAAGGTTATGGTATCACACCGTATAGTATCGCCTATGCTTGTTGGAATTAAAGACACAAGCGGTTTAGGCAATAACGCAGAGGAGTTGCAGACTGCATCTGTGCTTATGGACAATACGGTTATTCGCCCAATGCAAGTAACTATCTTAGATGAGCTTGAGAGAATACTCGCCTTTAATGGTATTGAATTGGATATATACTTTAAGACATTACAGCCACTTGAGTTCACAGACCTAACCAATGCTATTAGCGAGAGCGAAATAGAAAAGGAAACAGGTGTTAAAAAAGACCAAGTGGATGAAGAACCACAAATAGAAGAAAGCGAGGAATAATATGGCAACAGCATTATTTATAAAGAGAGCAGACCTTGTGAGAAACACCGCCATGAATGGTAGCGTGGACACAGATAAATTCATTCAATTTATCAAAATAGCACAAGAAATCCACGTTAGAAACTATCTTGGAACTGATTTATACAACAAAATTAGTACCGATATTATTAATGATGAATTAACTGGCGACTATTTAAACCTTGTAAACGACTTTGTACAGCCTATGCTTATTCATTTTGCTATGGCTGAATATTTACCATTTGCAGCATATACGATTGCTAATGGTGGAGTGTATAAGCATAATTCTGAAAACAGCTCAATCGCCAGTAAAGAGGAGATTGATTCTTTGATTAACAAGGAAAGGGATTATGCGGAATACTACACTCAGCGTTTTATTGACTACATGAGTTTTAACGCTCAGGATAAGTTTCCAGAATATTACAGTAATACTAACGATGATATTTATCCTGATAAAGACGCAACATTTAACGGATGGGTACTGTAAGCAAATACAAACCGAAAGAGGAAAACATAACCAAATTAAAAAAATATATAAATGGGTTGGGGAACGA